CCAGTTAAAGAATGTAAAGGATGTTCAGCAATTATTCCTGTTAATACTATTATTTGTCCTTATTGCGGATTAGAAAATAAGGTAAAAAAGAAAAAAGAAGAGTTTGCTGAACTTAAATTATTATCACGCCCTGAACTTTTAAAACACGCATCAAAGCAAAGTAATATTGAATTAGTTAAAATGTGTAAAGCAAAATTAATAAAACCTTTTTGGGTTTTACATAACAAAACTAATTTAAAAGATGCTAGAGAATTTTGTATATTAATGGGCTATAAAATGCCAGGATTTGAATATCTCAATAAAGACCGTTTCAATGTATTCAGAGGATAAAATACAACAAGAAATATTTATGTGGTTCAATAACAATTATTGTTTAGAACATCACAAACCAAGATACACTATATTTTCAGTTCCTAACGGTGGGACTAGAAACATAAAAGAAGCTATGAAATTAAAAGCAACAGGTTTAAAGGCTGGTGTTTCTGATTTAATAGTGGTTATGGATAAGGTTATTTTTGTCGAGGTTAAAACAGAAATAGGTACTCAATCTCAAAAACAAAAAGACTTTGAAAAAATTGTAACTGATTTAGGTTATGATTATTGGATAGTAAAATCATTAAAAGAATTTCAATCATGTATATCAAAGACATCCACATATCAATAGAACCCTCAACATCACCTAAAGGCAGACAGTATCGATTGAGTGAAGTAAAGAAAGGCAATGTTGAGAAATGGGTTAATGGCGTACTATGTTCAAATTGGTATTATAAGTTTAAATACTTAGATGACAATACTTATTTTATATTGTCAGTTGACCCTTATGGTGAGATTGTTAAAAAAGAAAATAAATGAAGATTAACGAATTATGAAACTAAACGAAATTCAAGAAGCTATTATAATACTAATGTCTAATGATGTAAAAGTTGGTGATATTCACAAATATATTAATCTTTCTACTTCGTCAATAGAAAAAAAGCTAAGAAATGCTAGAGACGACAATGATATTAATACTAATTGCGGTTTGGTAGGTGAATATTTGAACCATAAGTTTTATAGCAAACCAACAAACAACACTTAAACATAATAAAAGTGTATTTCATCGAAAAAATATTTGCTTATTACGACATTTAATGTATCTTTGAAGTGTAGAAATTAAACAACTAGAAATTATGACAACTTTACAAACAGAAAACAGAACTTTTAATAAAACAGTAAAATCTTTAATAGCTAAAAACTTAAATAAGGTAGTTTCTTTTAAAAAAGTTGATAGCAGAACAGTTAGACTTTTAGGTCAGGAAGGTAATACTATTGCGTTATGGAACCAAACTTTAAACGGTTCTGAAGTTGTTTTAAACTCTTGGTACTAATATGAAACCACAAGAAAAAGCTACCGAGTTGATGGAAAAATTCGGTAGCAATGCTTTAAATGTTTTAGAAGAAACTTTTATTGTATGGAATATAAAAAGAAATCACGAATTAGAAAAATTAGATAATGGGAATAGAGTTGAAAATGGTTTAAGAGCTTTAGAGATTTGCGATAGAACTTTAAATTATTGGCGTAACGTAAAAAAAATATTATTAAATAAACATAAAAGCAATTAGTTGTTAGTTATAACGATAAATAGGATTGAGGTACTCGGTCGACTAGTTGCTTTTTTTTAAATATATTATTATAGATATGGGACAAAGTTGGTGTGGCAGTAGCCAAAAAGAAATACAAGAAAGAAATCGAATAACAATGAAAGAATCAATAATAAACTGGCGAGAGTTAAGCCGACGAGTATCTGGAAGTAGTACCAATATTTCAGCTAATCGCATACCTAAAAAGTACAAAGAGAAAGTCGATACCTTTGTAAAATATGTTGAACTAATTGCTGATAGAGTGTTATGACTATACAAGAAAAACAAATACAAATGCAGTTCGGTATGTTTAAAGTACTTACCGACCTTTTGTTAGACACTATAAACGATCCTGTTAAAGTGCCAACAAAAGAAACTAAAGCGTTAATAGATGCACTTAAAATGATTGAGCCACAGATTGAAAAACTAAATGAAAAATTCAATACTGATGCTGGTAGACGTTCTACTTTCTTTATTGACCTTCAAAATAAAATTATGTACAACTTTAAAAAGGCTTATGAGTTATGACAAAACCAATAGAGTTACTATTAGAAAAATTAGAGGAAATTTCAGGCGTTATAAAAAGGGCTTACAGAAACGACTTAGACAAAGAAAGCATTGAGGAATTAGCTGAGATTTATAACCAATATTTTTACGCTATTCAACTTATACAAAGTCACTCAGAAATAAAATATAAATTTAGTAGATTTATACCTTACAACAACGGAAAAGTTACAAATAGATATTGCTGGGTTACTAAACACATGGAAGTAATTGAAAAAAGAACTTATAAAAACCAAACAAAATGAAAAAACTAATATTAATTTTAGCACTTGTAGTATTCTCTTGTGCTAAAGATGAGCAACAATGCAATTGCGACGTAAAAGTAATTATAGTCGATGGTGAAGTAGGTGTAACAGGAAGCTACATTATTACAAACGTTCCTAGTGACTGCGAAGGAAATGTAGATTGGCAGACTCTAAGACAAGGTAAACCAGCTAATCATTGGTATAGTGGGACTGTTAATTGTGATTAATTACAACACCTGTATATGATTAGTTCTTTTTTGAATTAATTATATACTATGTTGTATTTTTTATTATCTTTGTGATTATGGCAGCTAATAAAAAAAATAAATATTGGGAGTTTAGAAATAAACATGGAAGGGATTTTAAATATACTCCTGAAAGTTTATGGGATGAATCTATTAAATATTTTGAATGGATTAGCGAAAGAGTTTGGAATAAAAAAGACCCAATAAAAAGCGGTGATTTTGCAGGTAAGTTAATAGATGTTCCAACTCAAACTCCAATGAGCATAGAATCATTTTGTATATTTGCCGATATATCAACTCAAACCTTTAGAAATTATCAAAGTAATAAACAAGAATACAAAGATTTTTTTGAGGTCTCAACACGCATACGAGACATAATTGAGTCAAATCAATTTGAAGGAGCAACAGTTGGTGCATATAATCCTAACATAATTGCTAGAAAATTAGGTTTAGTTGATAAACAAGAAATGAGTGTAAAAGAACCAACTTTAACACCTGAGGAAAGAGCAAAAGAAATTGAAGAATTAAAACAACTTCTTAATGAGTCTAACTGATAGGCAAATATTAAGATTAAAGCAACTTCTTAGCGAGCAAAAAATAGACCTTTTAAATAGAGGTCTTTCTTTGTTTGATAAAGACACAAACCCAAATTACAGATTTTTATACGATGCCATAAGTACTCAAGAATACGACTACAAAGACGAACTTGTAAAAGGTTATAGAGGTGTAGTATTAGAGGGTAGTTCAAGAAGTGGTAAGACATGGTCGGGAATTGATATTATAATTTGGCTATGTACGCAAGTAGAGACATCATGTACTATTAATATCTACCGTGAAACTTACAACGAGTTTAAAACAACTTTGTACGATGACTTCAAGAGACGTTTAGATGACTTTGGTTTAGATAATCCATTTCATAGAGCAAAAGAGATTAGAAGTTTTAAAATTAACGGGAATACTATATTTTTTCTTGGTGACGGAAAACATGGTGGAAGTTGTGATTATGCTTTTTACAACGAAGGAATGTTTATAGAAAATCATGTTTTTGATCAATCCGAAATGAGATGTCGTAAGTTTTGGTGGATGGACTACAACCCTAGTTTTACTGACCATTGGGTTTTCGATAGAATCATTCCACGTGATGATGTCGGTTTTTTAAGAACTACATTTTTAGACAATCCTTTTATTTCACCTCAAGAGAAAAACAAAATACTTTCCTATGAGCCTTGGGAAACAGGAAGCTATGAGGTTACGGATGATGGTGTTTTTTATTTGGATGAAATTATAAGCGAAAAGAATCAACCACCTATTAACATACGAAATCACAATAACGGAACTGCTGACGAGTTCATGTGGAAGGTCTACGGATTAGGTTTGAGAGGCGCTATGAAAGGCGTTATATTTGATTCTATTACTTGGATAGATGAATTTCCTGACATGGATTACACTTATGCTAATGACTTTGGTTTTACCGCTGACCCTAACGCTTTCGGCAAGTACGCAGAAGATGAGAATAACATCTATATTGAGCCTTTAATATACCAGCCAATAGAGACGCCAGAAGAACTTTTTAATGCGCTTCAATCATTACAAGTTGAGATAGAAAAGCCTATTGCTTGTGATAGTTCGGACAAATACACAGGTGAAAACAAAGGTACAGTAGAAATGGTAAGAGGACTTCAAGATTTAGGATATAGCCAAGCGTTTAAGATTAGTAAAAAGAAGTCGGTAATGTATTGGATTTTATCTATGAAGAAAAAAAAGATACACGTTGTTAGAAATCACTTGTATAAACACGTTAAAAAAGAGCGTGAAAATTATAAGTTTAAAGAGATTAACGGAATACTAATAAACCAACCTATTGACGCTTATAATCACTTTTGGGACATGGCTAGATATGGTCACATGAGTTGGAATGAAGATAATTACGAAATAATTTGGTAATAATTAAATAATTTTGTATAACTTTGCAGTAAATGTGCTTTTAAATGACATACACAGAAACAGAAATAAAAGAGTTGCTTAAAAAGCACTCTGAAAAGACAGAGCAATGGGTGCATGACGCTCGTAAACAATCAAAGACTTTAAAAGCACTCGTTAATGGTGATGGTTTTGATGAAGAGTTAATAGAACGTATTGAGCATTTAGAAAGCGAAGAGCGTGCCAAGGTAAGGCGTAAGTACTCTAAAGATATCCGAGACCTTTTTAACCGTGTAATGAAAAAAAGACAAAACGTCTTTGATGCTAACGGTGGATCAGAACACAATGAGATTAAAAGCGACACAATAAAAGAATTGTTTGAGCATAAAATATCTAACTTTAAAGCCAATAAATCATTATACAAATACCTTTCAGAGAATTACTTTCAATTAACAGACGTTGACCCTAATGGTGTTATAATGTTAGAGTATAAAAAGAAAGGAACTGACTTTAATTTATACCCTTCTTACAAATCTATTGACGACATAAGATATTACGAACAAGACGGACAAACCGTTGAGTATATTGTTTTTGAGCCAAAGATAAACAAAGAGACAACGGCTAAAACATGGCGTATTGTTGACGATGCTAAAGATTATACGTTCTTAGAATTAGCAGGTGTTTTTACCTTAGTACCAGATAAAACATTTTCTCATCCATTTGGTAAAGTACCAGCGATTATACTTTCAGAACATTGTGTTATCGGTAGTGATGTTAGGATTAGTCCTGTTCACCCTGTTTTAGAATTATCTAAAGACTACGCAAGGGATAAATCTGTTTTAACTATTTACAAGTTTCAAAAAGGATTCCCAGTTCATTGGCGTTATAGTTCAGTATGTAAGTCATGTGCTGGACTTGGTAAAGTAGGTGATAAATCATGTAGTACTTGCGACGGTAAAGGATACCCACGTAAAGCAGACGTAAGCGATATTCATTTATTACCAATACCAAAAGATGGTCAGCCGTTTTTAGGTGATAAAGTTGCAGGATTTAGTACGCCAGACTTAGACACATGGAAGCAGTATAAAGACGATTTAAGAGATATGGAACTCTTAATCGAAGATACTATCTGGGGGACTGACAAAACGCATCAATCGGAACAAAGCAATGAGACTGCGACTGGTCGATTTATAGATGTACAGCCAATATCAAACACGCTTAATATTTATAGTGATGTTGTTGAATACGTTTACAACACTTTAGCGAATTGGACTTTAAATTTTGTCGATAAAACAAAACCTAAAGACGAGTATTTATACAACCGTTCTTTTGGTCGTAGATACATTATTGAAAGTCCAGATGTTCTTATGGAAAAGTACGGTAAGGCAAAAGAGCAGGGCGACAATAATACAATACTAGATAAGTTGTTAGAAGAGTATATTTTATCCAAATACAAGTCAGACCCTTATATGCAGTCTAGGATGATTAAAAAGGCTAAAATAGAGCCTTATGTTCATCAGTCTATTAGTGAGGTTTACGATTATTTCGGTAAGGTAGAAGCTAATAAAAAGGTTTTATTCCAAAAGTTTTGGCAGGATTCTAATAAAGACAAAACAGAGGAACAATTAACAGAAGAGTTTAATCAATATTTTTTAACAAATAATACAGTAAAAAATGAGCTTACTCAACCAAGCGCAAGTATATAAGGATAGAAGATATAGTGTTTTAGATTTGATTGAAGCGTCAAAAGATTTAGATGTTTTTGAAATAAAAGTTTCTGATGTGTTTTTAAATTATGAATCACCTTGTGACAACTATTTACAGGATTTTATAAAACACGTAAAACAAACAAATGAAGCTAATTTAGATTATCCAATTATTTTAAGCCCTTGCAACTTAATTTTAGATGGTAAGCATAGATTAGCAAAAGCAATTATAAATGATTATGAGTTTATAAAGGCTGTAAGATTTAAAGAAATGCCCGATTGTGGCGAATACATAGAAGATTAATTTTAAACACAAATAAAAATGAAAGTAGCACAGAAACGAAGATTACTAACTAAGACAGACAAAGGGCTGTTCATCAACAACGACACGTTCAAGATTGAAAGACACCGAGCTGTTATTGAAGAATCAACTATTAAAGAATCGGAGGAAAGTTATAAAGAAACTGGCTTGATTTGGGTAGTTGATGAAAAGGCAACTAAAGAATGGAACGATAAAAAGAATCCAGTAAAAGAAACAAAAACAAAAACAACTAAGTAATGAAAATCAAAATTGGGAACAAAACTTTTGAGGTATCGAAAGAGGAATTGGATGGTAATCCAGAAGAAATTACATTAGAGTTTCAAGGAACTTTAAGAACAACAGAGGAAGAAACAACGTTCACAGAGAACCTAAAAAAAGAAGCACATACAGCAGGTGCAGAGAAAGCGTTAAGAACTAAAGCGGATGAGTTAGGTTTAGAAATTGAAGGTAGTAATCGTAATATTGACGACGTGTTTAATGCTTATGCTAAGAAAGTATTAGAAGACGCTAAGATTGAGCCAGCAGAGCAACTAAAGAAAATCAAAAGTACTTTAGACGAAAAGGAAACAGCTCTACAAAACGCTTTATCTAAAATATCCGAAAAAGAAAATGAGTTTAAGCAGTTTAAAAATCAATCTATATTAGATAAACACTTAGACTCTTATATCCCAGAAAACACAATCTTACCAAAAGAGGATATTAAAACTATACTAAGAACTAAACTAAAGTTTGATGTCGATGAAAACGGTAATGTTTTAGCGTTAGACAATCAAGGAAACGTCATTAAAGACCCTACAACAGCAAATCCTAGAGGTGCTAACGAGGTTGTCGAATCATTCTTTAAAGATAATCAAGCGTACTTAAAACCTATTGAGGGTGGTGCTGGCGGTTCTGATAGTGGAAGTAAAGGCAGTAAAAAGTCTTTAGACAAATTTATTGAGGAACAACAAGCTAAAGGCGTTAAGTTAAACTCACCAGAATTTAACGAGATACTATCTAAAAGTGTTGAAGCTGGTTTAGTAGATGTAGATTAACATGATAGACAAACTAAAAGAGTTGGGGTTTAAAACAGCCCCAACTTTAAACAACTTCGTAAAAAAGGTTAAGGACTTAGATTTAATATTAGAGTATGTTAAATTCTTAGATAAGAAGCCCAAACGAACCGACTTCATTAATTACGACGGTGAAGGATTCCAAATAGAAAACGTACCTTTGTTTAAAGGGTGGGAAGTTTGCGACGCCACATCGAGCGAGAAATTAAAGGTTGCTAAAAAAGGCGATAACCGTATTTACTTTGATACTCAAGATGGTGTTTTGGTTATGAG